AATTACCGCCGATATTTTCGGGAATAATCGCTTCGGTAACCAGCCAGAACGGATTTGCAGAATCTATAAAAACGTTGCTTGCTGAAACTTCCAGCCATTCGCGCTTTAAATCTTCCTGCCCGAACTCCGGCGTATATTCTTCGCCGTTGCCGTCTCCTATACCCATAAAGGATATTTGGACTTTCTGCCCGCTGTTGTACGCATTTATGGCAACTTCCTTGCCATAGGGCGTAAAAATACTTTTGAACCTTTGAACCTCTGCCATAATTAACACTCCTATTGTTGTGGTGAAACCTCTAAGCTCATATCTGGATAAACGCAAGTTATGTATGCTGAATGAAACATAGTTGTCATTTCCTTATTAATTTTAATTTGCATATTCACAGATTTATCGGGATAAACATAGCTTACAATAGCCTGCTGATTTGCCGCGCCTATGTATTTATCCATTTTAACTTCTATTTTTCTTGGGGTTTCGGGAATGACTTTTGTTATGCCACCCAAAACACAAGCCGCGCCCATAAAAAAATCGCCGCTAATTGACATTATCGCTTGTATTCTTCGCAAATGTGAGCGGGCATTTTTCAAAGAGTTTATTAAATTTGTTACATCGCTATAGAATTTATCTGAAACGCCTCTTTGGTTCGCATCAACAAAAACATCAAATTCGTACGGCTCCAAAGTAGTTCCATATTTATTTTCCCACCATTCAATTATTTCTATTGGCATATTTAAAATTTTGCCGACACGCTCTATAGCCCACCGCGTACCTATGTATCTATGCAACTGCAACGCTGATTTAACAAGCTCGCGTTTTTCTTCAATCGTTTCTAACAAGCTATAACCATTATCATAATTTAAATTCCATTGCCACGCAATATCGTCTAATGTTTGTTCGTCTAGTTCGTTAATGCGAGAATATATAAGCTGGTTTTTAACCCTATCATTATGCTTTTCAAACAATGTATCTAAGCATTGCGAAGCGGCTTTTATTTTCGGGTCGTCTTTTATGCTGTGCGGCAATAAATCATTAAAATTAAATTTAACCATTATCACCCCACTCTTTTTTCTCTACCTCATAACATTTTTTGCAAAACCATTTAAAGTGAAATAATATCATTTCAGCTTTGCGGAAATTTTTTCTACAGCATTTGCACTTATTCACCTTCTACCCCGCCAAAAATAATTCTATCGGGATTCTCTATAAAATTTGCAACGCTGCTTTTGTCAATGTGAGTAAAATATAAGTCCTCTAAAACTACTCTTTTTGCACCTGCTTCAAGGCACATTTTAATTAATCTATCTGGCACTATATCCCTGCCAACTCGCTCAACCTGCCACGCTTCATAATTTTTTACAGCTTCTTTTACCCGCTCGTTTATTTCGTTAAATTGAGTTGCTTGGTTGGAAGTTATGAACCATTCAATGGAATAATCTACAGGCTCGTGGTTTATCGGATAAACCGTGACAAAATCCGTTAGCGGTCTGTGTTGTTCTTCATTCAAAATTTCTATGGCCGCTTCTATTTCCGCACCATCTGCATCTGGGATAACTCCATTCTTTAACATTACAAATACATTAACAACGCCGGGCAATGGAGAAATAACAGATACATCGCTTATATTACCGTGCGCCGTCAAAGCCCAATATATATAGCTTAAAGTGCTGCCCGCAGTTGAAAAACTCGCGGGAGCTAAATGTATTCGCAAACGGAAACTTTCGTCATCTTCCAAGTTGCTGCCGCCTGTTGTTATTTCTGTATTCTCAACGGATTCCACGCCCGGTATTAAATCCACTATTTTGTCTATTTTGCCTTTAATAATTCCGTTGCCTGCAATTCCATAAGTAAGGCTGGTTGCTGCTATTTCTCCGCATAGCTCCCCCGCAGGTATAATTAAAATTGCATCTGTAGCAAAGAATATTTTACTATCTGCTGTGGCGCGGGTTCTTAATGGAATAGTTGTTGGAATGTTTCTTGGTGCTTGCAATTTAAATTTTAAAGTTGTTTTTGCTGGAAATTCGTCAAGCCTAAAAACGTGAAGGAATGCTCCTAAATGGTCTAAAAATACGCCTTTTGCATAGCGTAATAAATTCATTTTATTGTTGCGGTCTAGCTCTGCATTTTGCATAGCTACAATGGCTGCCAATGAGCTTAAAAATAATCTTAAAGGGTCTGCTGGATAAAGCGTTATTTTTAATATCGCTTCAACGATAGCAACTATGCTATTCTCTACTTCGCTAGTATCTACCTGTGTATATGCAACATCTGGCAGTGTATAAAATCTTAGGCTTTTAAGTTCCGCCAACATAGAATTAGCAACGGAAGAAACCACCGCATTATTTACACTTATTCCCGCATTGCTTAAAGCATTTGCGAGTGCATTTTCAAATTTTGTATCAATCACAATAAAACTCCTTCACGAATGCGCCCTAAAACTTTTGGAATAAGTTTGCCATCGCCTGCATCGCTTGGCATTGGCACGACTGCCGTAACTTTAAAGCGTGGTTCTAAACTTTCTACTTTCAACGTAACGTCTGTAATCATACGAGCTATAATAATATTCATAGGGGCATCTATCACGTCTGAATTTATCCCAAATCTTCTATTTAAAAATACTTCGCCTTCCCAAGTACTTAAAATTGTTTTCACATTCTGCATAATGGAGCGTACGCCAGTTGCGCCTATTTCAATTTCTGTTAATGGTGTGCCGAGTATTTCATATTCCATATCAAAGTACCATGGCTCTAAGTTTTTTCATTGCTTCCGTTGGTGTCCCCGGTAATTTCTCGGGGCCGCCCAATCCAGTTGCTCCTCTATTCAATTCTTCCTCTCTCATTTTCATTTGTGCATCGGTTGGAATACTATCTACATATTCTTCCATTTTCAAACTAATAAACATAACAATAGGTCTGTTGCTATGCCAATGCGTTGTTTTGCCTATAACATTTTGAAGTAAAAATTTACCTTGAAGTTTCCCTTCAATGAAAATGGGTTGCGGCATTCCGCTGGCTGCCATACTTTCTAAATTTTCTAATTCGGTTAATGGCTCAACTCCTAAACCGCCATATAAAACTATTTCAAAATTTTTTCTATCTAATTCCATTCCTGTAAATTCTGTTACTGGTTTCCCATAAAGAACTTGATGCTTTGCATAATGCGCTGTTGTTTCCCGCTCTATTTCTTTGAAAGTTCTTACAGATGCCGCGCTTGACATAAATAAAATCTGTTGATTTGTGGTTCCTATGAATCCCGTAAATGGTAATAGTGAAGAAAGTTTTGCAATGGCTATGTCTTTTACTTTATCTAAAAGTCTGCTGGTTAGGCTTCCAAGCCCAAGCCCGCCAGTTACGTTGCCAACTGCATTCGCTACATTTGCTATTGCTCCAATCACGCTATTTTTCCATCGCTTAAAGTTCCTATTGCCATTCCTGTTACCGGGCCATTAGGTGCCGCCAACCCTGTGCCAGAAACGGATATATTGCTGCTGGTTATTACTCCGTTCTCTTTTAATTCGTCTATAATTCCATCGCAGTAAGCCTTTGTCAATTTCTTTAGCAAAGCTGTATTTTCTGCCGCTAACTCTACATCTTGAAGGTTCTTTACAATTCGGTCTGCCATACTATTTGCATCTAACGCCATAATTAAAATTCTCCTATAATGCGGTTTTGGTTGTGCTTGAAGGTAATAGGTGAAATATTCCGTACGCAGGGCAAGGGCTTTTTTCGTGGATGACTTTAACGCTCGCGTCTGTGCCTAAATTTACATCTCCACTATCTACATTAACCGATTTGGCTTTTACATTTGCATTGCCTTTACATTCTAAATTTATATCACCTGCAATTTCTATATTTTCGCTTCCGCTGATTTTTGTTGTTTTATTTTTTTCAACGTTCAAATCAACATTACCGCTCACAGAAATTTTTGCGTTGCCTTCCAATGATAATTCTAATTCTCTATCATTATCCGTTTTTGCAATATGAATTTTTATATCCCCATTTGAGGTAATATCCGAATCTCCGTCAATTATTGCGGTTAAATTCCCACCAATATCCTCATTTTTTGCAATATGAATTTTTACATCGTTATTTAATTTAATGTCTGATTTGCCGTCAATTATTACATTTAGGTTTGCCTCCGCTTCTTTGCTTTTTGCCAAAAATACAGAGGTATCTCCATTTACTTTTATATCCAATTTATGCGCGGTTCTATCGTATTCAAACCTAGTTTTATCCTCAAATTCTTTAACCCATTTGCCCTCACAGTTTTCGGGCGGTAAATCTTTTTCGTTGAATACCGCGCCTAAAATAAAACCAGATACAGAGCCGTTGCCTAAAAATATGCAAAGCACTAATTCACCTATATCTGGCATCCAGTATTCTTTATCCCTGTGGGTTTTATGTTGCAGTATTTGTAATTCTCCGCTTACCATAGTTTTACCATCGCTGTCTGTTGTGTCTAAAAATTCAACGCGAGCGGTGCGGAGCGTTGTGTTGCAAACTTTCCCTACTCGCAAAAAATCCCTAAACATTGCCGCAGTTTCTTTGTCCATTTAATACCCCAATATCCCTCTAATTTCTATGCTTGTGTTATACCCCGATGATTTGCTCCACTCGTGCGTTATTTCTTCCACATTCCAAACTACGCTATCCCACCTTCCGAAGCCGTCTAATTCTATATTCATTCCACTATATAAGTCGGGTCTGCCCATAAAATTTAAAGAGCCTTTTAACATTCTCATATTTTTATTTCTCAATGCCGCTTTTGCAACTTTTTCCGCTTCCGCTAGGCTTTCGCAGCGTTTGTTTATTTTTAAAACGCTACCAACTTCGGGGTCTGTTATTTCTGGCTCTTTTTCTGGTTCGGGTTGTTTAATGGGTGCTATTACTTTATTTTTCGGAAGTCTAGTTTGTTCCTCGCCCGGTCTATCGCCTTCAATCCAAGAATCAACTTTAGGTTTTGGTTTTTTTTCTTCCTTTTTCTTTTTGCCGCCACGAACTCCACTTACTCCGTCTGGTTTGTAAAGATATTCTAACATTTCATTTGTATCTGGGTCTAAATACTTAACCTCGCAAGCGGAGTAAATATCTGTACTATTTATGCTAAAATTATACGCTGAAACTCCATCGCCGGATATTCTTATTTTTTTTTCTGGCTTTCTTTTGTCAAATTCAAAAGCAGAAAAAACTACAAACCACTCATTAGTAATTTTAAATGTTAATCCTGCATACTCACAAATTTTACGCAAACAAGATAAATCACTTTCGCTCTTTTGCTCCCACCTTTCAATAATTGGGTCGTAATCAGAAAACCATTTTAATTTAAAATCGTGAAATATAGCTAGGTTGCCAGCAATAGTTTGTACTCTTATATTCTCCCAAGTCCTTGTATTTTCTTGCCCTCTTACCTTATTTATTATTCCAACTGAAATAGCGGTAATGTTAAACGTGCTTGGAAGTCCAGAGCTTGTAAGTGAATCTATTTCAAATTTTCCGCAATCCCTTTCAAAAAAATCTCCCTCATTAAACCAATCGCTTACGCTTATTTTTGCTGAAAATTTTGCACCTGCATTTGGGAACCAGCCGCTGCGCCAAAGTCCGGGGACATCTTGAAACGTTACACTAATTTCATCCATTTTATCGGCTAGGGTTCTATCAACGTATTTAAATGATTCAACAAATGCAGAGACATCTTTAGAAATATCCACATTATCATATTTAAGCTGTAAATTAAATTTACGTGCTGGCATATTAACCTTTCTCCCAAGGCGGGCGCGGCTGGTTCGTTCTTCCCGCTGGTGTTGGCGGGATAATTAATTTTAAGCCAGAAGGCAAGAAAATATTTTCCATATATTTGGGGTTTGCTTGTAAAATTAAATACGCAAGTTTTTCAGAGCCATAAATATCAAGCGCGAGTTTATCCCACGTGTCGCCTTGCGTTGTTTCGTATTCCCAAACTGTCACGCCATAGCCACCCGCGAGGCATTATGGTCTCGCTCTTTAATCCAACGGTCAAGTTCGCTTTTAAATTCACTCTTTGCTTTGCTTAACGCTTCACTAATTGCTGCTTTTATATCCACTGAATTTCCCCCACCAGATAAATTAATTGTTGGGGAGAATGTGAAATTAGAAGTATTTGAATTATTGTAATTAGTAGTTTTTGAAAGTTGTTCTATTGGTGACGGCTGTGCTGGTTCTTGTGGAATAATAGTGGCTGCCGCTTGTTGCATAGGTTCAATTTGCGGTGCTACGTTGCGCATTGAATCCAGCATAGGCGCGGCTTGTTGAATTGGTTGCAACTGCGGTGCTACCTGTTGCATTATCTCTGTGGCTCTATTCGGGTTTGAAAGCGGAATAATGGCTTCCGGGCCAGCTTCCCCAACTACCGCTAATTGTGGTTTAGTAACTATGCCGCCTTCTGCAAACGGCAAAATGCCGCTAACGGCGTTTTTAATACCACCTACGGCGTTTTTAATGGGTGCGGGTATCAAACTGCCAACAGCATCTTTAACCGCCCCTGCCACGCTTGCAATGCCGTTTAATATGCCGTCTGTGAAGCCCTTAATCCAGCTTTTCCCAATTCCGAGTAAATCTATTCCAAATACTTTATTTATTAAAGTATTCATTAATGATATGATGTTAAATTCTTTAATTACATTCAAAATACCATTTAAAAATCCATCGCTGAACCAGCCTTTTGCAATTCCCATTAAATCTAAATCAAACACCTTATTAACCATATCATTTACGAGCGTTACTAAATTAAATTCCTTGAATATTTGAACCACGCCATTTAAAAATCCATCGCTGAACGCGGATTTTATATTGTCTATTTTTTGAAAGAAATACCCTGTAATGTCATCCCAAATTTGCATAATGCCAGAAGTTGTTGAATCCCAAATATCTGTGAAAAATGAAGTAACCTCATTCCAAGTTTCCGTAAACCAAGTCGCAACAGAATCTACTACTTCTTTTATATCTTCCCAAACTCCACCCCAAAACTCGCTCATTTCTTGCGTGGTTTCTTCAATCCACGCGGTAACTTCATCCCAATTTTTGTAAAGCAAAACTAAAGCGGCTATTGCCGCTCCAATTCCTACAACTATCCAAGTTATAGGATTTGTAAGTAATGCCGCGCCAAATGCAACCACCGCAGGAATAGCAGCCATAAAAGCACTTGCAAGCGATGTAATGGCACCAATTACAGCACCCACTTTTATTGATGCTAATAAAGGCGCAACTGCTGCAAATGCTTTTACAAATTGAAGTGTTGCCGTTGCCGCTCCCATTAAGTGAATACCTATCTGTAATGCCTTAAATCTTGCGTAGTTATGCACAACTGCGCCTATTACTTCTTTCCACCCACCCATAGATTCTGCAATTTCATTTATGCTTTTTGCAAATCCAACAACAGAATCTTTTGCGCCTATCAAAAATTCTTTTATTTCTGGAATATGATTTTTAAATTCTTGAATAAACTCCGCAGCTTTTAAGCCTATCCACTCCCTATTAGCTACTATCCATTCTGTAAATACTTTGTTTAATTCTGTAAGCGGTTCGTGCAAATGCTTTCCAATTACTATCCCCATACCTTGAACCGCACCTTTAAGAGTTGTCATTGAATCCATAAAGCCAGTTGCCCGCATTCCCTCGGCATCGTCAAAAACAATGCCTAATTTTTCCGCTTCTTGGCGCAACCTGTTAATTTCTGTACTGCCCTGCTCCATTAGCGGCACCATTTCCGAACCGCTTTTGCCAAACAACGCCATTGCTAAATCAGCTTTGTAAATTCCCTCTGGCATTTTTGCGAACATATCAGAGGCTTCCAAAAGAATCTGATTTGTGCTTTTTAATTTTCCATTAGTATCATAAATGCTAACACCAGCACGTTTAAAAGCTAGTTGTGCTTCTTTGTTTCCTTTAACCGCGCCCGCTATATTTAAATTTAATTTTCTAAGCGATGTAGATAAAGTTTCTTGTGAAACGTTGCTAAGTCCAGCGGCATAAGCGAGCTTGCTGTATTCTTGCGTGGATATTCCAACTTTTTTAGCTGCTTTTACCGCATCGTCACCAACCTTTGCGGTTGCTGTTGCAAGTCCATATATTGCCGTTGTTGCTGCCGCTCCTGCCATTGCTATTGTCTTTACCGGGCCAAGAATGTCATTTGCAACCTTGCCCCAAGCCGCGCTCATATTTTGCGTTGCTTTGTCAAAATCTTTCATTTTAGCGGGAATAGATTTTAATGCGGCGTTTAATTCCGCTTTCTTGTTGAAGCCTTGCATCGCGCTATCTAATTTCTTAACTTCTTCAATGGATTTATTTAAGCTAGGGTCTAGCTGCGCTCCGATTTGAAACGCCAAGCTCATTATTTTTTTAAACCCTGCCATCTTCCCTTTTCTCGCTATTTAAAACTTTTGTGATAACTTTAGACCAGCCTTTTAATCTTTTGAGTGGCAGTTTCAAAAATGAATCAATCGGGGTATATGTGGCACGTGCTAAACGAACCACAAGCTCCATTATTTCTTCGGGAGTTTTGAAACCGCACCCATTAAAAAAATTTGTGCCGCCATAGTTAAAGCTGTGCAGTCTTTCGCTGAAAATTCCATAAGCTCATATATAGTTATGCCTGCTGCTCTTGCCACGTAGTGCATTAAGTAAGTTTTGGAAAACTCATTCATATTTGCATCGGCAGAAATTGAGCCTTTTATTTTTGCAAGCTCTACTATATCCCTGCCTTTTAAGCCGTCAAAATCTATATTCAACTCTACAAAGGTTTTATCGGCAACGGTCGTTGGCTTTGATAAAGTGTAGGTAAATGGTTCATCAACATTTATTCGTTCTTCAAGTTCATCTTCGTTTAGAACTTTGTCAACGATAATTTCATTTGTTGATTTTGCGGTCTCTTCTTCCATACATTCTCCTGTGAATTATAGTCCAAGGGCTTTTCTAACGCTTGCGAGCATATCTTCATCGCCAACTTTATAGATATAATTAAACTTGTCTAATTCTTGAATTAATTTATTATTGAAATATTCTTTCAAATAAACTATGTTAAATTCTAGGTTGCGGTTCTGCAATGAAGCGGAAGCCATTTTTCCTAAATCATTTCCTTTTGGCATTGCACGCCAAATTATTTTATGTTGTGGAGTTATGAATTTTCCTGTTGCCGAATTAAAAACTTGAATCGCTGCCCAAAATTCCAAATGTATGTATTCTTGTTTTAGCAACCCCGGTAAATTTTCGGTTACTGTGCGAAATGCTATTGTGCCTGCCAAATCTTCAAAATGCCCCAATATAGGAACGTTTGCGGTTCCTGCGATTCCCGCTCCGCTAATTTCTATTGTTTTTGACTGAACGTTTGGGTTTGTAATTTCTACGGTTCCAAGCGTACGCGAGCCGTCAAGATATACCTCGTAGTTTATGGTTGCTTCTGTTGTGTTACCCATAAATCCTCCTATCCGAATAGAGCCTGTAAATATGCGGGGTCGTATTCAAGTATAAATGTCATATTTTCGTTTGGTGGAGCGAATCCCATAAGCACGTGGAAAACAACCATTCCATTCATTATATCTAGCAAACTATTTTCATCTTCTCTAAATTCAATACGCCCGCCAACTATCACGCCAATAGCCTGCAAAGTATTTAGATTTATTTGCTCGCTACTCATAACTGTTTGTATTTGCCGTAGGTTTATTGGGAAATCTATTCTTTGAATCCAAGTTAAAACTAACTGGTTTCCATACCAAGCCAATAATCTGCGGTGCGCTAAGAATGTGTCTTTTGGGTCTGTAACGCCCGGGAAGCAAGCGGTTCTGTTTCCCCAAAGTTTCCAACCGCCTACAAAATTAAGCGCGGTTGCTATTCCGTTGGCGTTTAAGAAATTACATTGTGTTAAACTTAATGCCACTTCTTCGCCATTGGCAACCATTGCTTGCATTTGTAAATTTTTATTGGAAGGGCTTGCAAATGGAATACCGCCGTTTGCTACATCTACATTAGCACAAATCCCAGCTACTTGTGTACTAATATGAATATCACGCTCTCCAAACCTTGCTTTGCCCCAGCATAAGTATAAATTTTCCGAAACAAGGTTATTGTCATTCTTATATTTTGGAGCGTTTGTATAACGTGGAACTTTATCTGTTGGAATATCTGCAAGGGCTATTCCAGCGTTAAACACTCCATTTATTCTTTGTGTTTTAATCGCTAGAATTGCGGCAATGCTTGGGTCTTCGCTAAATCCCGGAGCTATAAGAATTGTTGGAATTAATCTAAATGCTGGGAATGCGCCTTCAACTAACTCAAGTCCTGTAGTATTTCCTGTGGCAATATCATAACCGCCTATTGCATCGGAAACGCTTACTAATTCGGGGGCTGCGCGTGTATAGCTCGCTGTTATATTCGCACCTGCTACTGAAATTGCATTTTCTAAAGAACTTCCTTCAATTACTGTAATGATTCCCAAATTCTTATTTAATTTGTAATCAGTTCCTTCTGCAAAATTTGTAGAGCCATTTGAAGTTAATACAAAATTTCCTATTATATCGGAATTTTCTAAAGTTGCCGAATTGTCCTCAAAATTAACGCGCTCGCTAGATACGTTTTTTTTGTGAATTTCGGGGTCAAATAAATTTACAAAAATCAGCGGAGCGGATTTGTGCAAAACGAATAATGCAAATGCAGCTTCACTAAGCCCCCATTTGTTAAAATCGTCTCGCGCTTGGTCTATGCCCATATATTGAGCGGCTTCTTCTTGTGTAAATAGTAATGCAATGCCTCCGGGTAAAACGTTTGCTCGTTCTTCCTGTGAAAGCCTATGAATAGGAGCGCAACCCCACGCCATTGTTATTGCGCTCGGTACGTTTGCCGGTGGAACTAGCGAGGTTGGAGCCTGCCTAGTTCTTACACCGTGGAAAAACTCTGCCATAATTATTTACCTCTCTTTTGCTTTTTGCGCTCAATATATTTTCTTGAAACTTTTATTTTTGATGCAAATAAATCTGAGCTTTTGTCTTCTAATTCGCGCATTGCTTTTGGGGCATCGCTAGTAGAAATAAACATTTTTGCAAATTCAGAATCTTCTTCCATTCGCTCTTTTATGTTTTCTGGCAATCCATTAGAAAAAATTGCTCCATATTGAATATGAAAATCACCTTCAATCATTGCCGGGCCAAGATATATAACCTTTCCCTGTGTTTGCGGTGCGGTTGGGCGTGGAGGCGCAGAATGCGGCTTTTTTTCTTTGGTTTGTTCTTCGCTCATAATTTCTCCTGTTTATCTACAATGTCGCCGAGGCGTGGAAATTCCAATGCTTTTGCTTCAAACTTTGCTAGAACTACCGCGTAATAAAAGGGATGTTCTTGCATTCCAGCTTCATACATTCCTTGCTCTTTTGGCAAGCCAGTTTTCCAATTAATGTTTTTATGTATTGTAAAAAAATCATCGCACCATAAGCGTTTTGAAACAAGAACCTGCAAAACGCTATCTATCATATTTGTTAGATAGTTGTACCCTGCTTCCGTTTCGCTTGATTTTTCACCGCTATAAACGCAACATATTATTTGAACTTCTACCCTACGTACATCTACGCCGGATTCATTTTCTCCCTGCCCGCCTTCAAATAGCCGAATAATGATAAATGGCGGTTTATCCTCTTTTTCTGTATTATCCTTGCCTTTTGGCGGCAAATGTCCTATTGCTATATTTGGTGTTGTAAATTTTTTAGAATTATTTTCCTCGTTTTGAATCGGAAAAGATTTATTTGCGAAAAAATTTTCTAATTCTTTTTGTATATCTTTTGACAATAAAAACGTTGCGCTCATTTTGCCCCCATAGCCGTAAGATGGGCATCGCATTGTTTAATAAATACTTCTTGAAATACCTCTTGGGCGCGAGTTTGCAAAATATCGGGAGTTTCGGTTTTTGGCGACCTTGACATTGCTGCGAGGTTCGTGGTGTATAATTTTCTTATAGCTCTACCGCTTCTTTTTCCTGCGATTCTATCGTAAATACCTAGCGATGGTTTCCCTTTGCCCATATCCGTAATAAAAGCGTGTTTAAATTGGTGTATATTTCCAGCTAAATTTATTGTAACACCACCGCGAGTTTTACCGCCCATTATATCCCTGCGGCTTACAAAATTAAATTTGAATAATGATATTTTATTTCCGCTAAGTATAATATCTGCCATTGCTGCACCTGTTTGTGCTGATGCTTTTTTTATCGCAGAATGTTTTACTTCTTCAATATCTTCCTGTAATCCCCATTCTTTAGGAGTTTGTCTTTTTGCTTCTTCGGATAAAATTTTAGCAGTTTCGTTTATAGAATTTTCCAAAACTTCATTAAACATTTTCGGAGCTTCTCTCATAAACGTATTTACAGATTCATTATAGCCGCCTATATATGTCTTTATCACGCTGCCCTCCGCTCCAGAATGATAACTAGATGCCCTATAGGTTTTTGAACGTCAAAAACAAGCCAGTCTTTGCCGTCAAGCGAAACTTCTTCCATTGGTTTAGGGGCTTTTAAATCCCCAGCTTTGCATATAATTTGAACTCTTTTTCCGGTTATGCCCTGCGCTTCGCTTTTTTCTGTGTTTGTAAATGCGCTTTCAACTATTTTTAAGGGCTTGCCATTCCAGTCACAAGTACGCGCAAACTCTTCCTCGTTTAAAAACGTGGAATCAAAATCTTTGGGTATTTGCTCTTTGAACGTCATTCATTGCTTCCTTTGGATATTGCTTCTTTTACTAATTTTAATAAATTCACTTTGCTTATATTTGGATTGAATGCTATTCCTAGTCTGGATGCCTCTTGTTTTAAATTATCCATAGGCATAGATTCAATATCATCAATGCTCGCGTTCACATTTTCAGTTGTTGCTGGCGGTTGAGTTGTTGCTGGCGCATCGCCTGTAATTTCTGCAACTTTCAAAGAAACCAAACGTGCTGCATTAGATTCCGAAACTTCTAGCGATTCGCCTACCTTGCAATTTTTGCCATTATGTTTAATGACTTCTGTTAATTTTACAATTTTCACGCCGCCTCCATAACGTCCGCGACTAGGAACGCATCTACTTGGTATATGTTTGGCATAGGCGCGGATTCAAGCTGAATAAAACGCGCGGAGCCATTGTCTTTTAGCCACGAGGAAGGGAATCTATTTGTTGCATTCAGCGAGTTTAAATTTTGTATCATACCATAATGATACTCGCAACGTGCCTGTGTAGAGCCTAACAAAACTTTTCCATTTGGCATAAGGGGAATCTCTAAACCCGTCTCTGCATCTTCGTACCATTCTTCATAAATGTAAAGCGATACTACTCCAGAAGGCAGCATTAACTCTCCAATGTAACTAACTCCCTCTGGTAAATTTTTCGGGTCAATCATTCCCATTTCGTATCGTCTTATATCCAGACGTTTTTGGGCTTTTGCATTATCAA